GAAGAATACGTTTTGAAGTACGCACAAAAACACGGAATCAAAGAAGAAGATATATTAAGAACAGGAAAACATAAAAGAATTAAATTATGAAAACAGCAGTAGAATGGTTGTATGAACAGATACTTTTGACCCCGTTAGATATTCGTTCAATTAATAAATGTTTAGAACAAGCCAAAGAAATGGAGAAAGAGCAGATAATTAATGCTATTAAATTAACTATTGAAAAAGAATATCACGAACAAACATGGGCGCATTGTGGTTCAAGAAATCACATGGCAGAACAATATTACAACGAAACCTTTAAATCAGAATAGAATGAAAGCTAAAGAAGTTACAGCGGTGTTCGAATGGACGAATGAAGCAGTTTTGTCAGAGCAAATAGAACGATTAAAAGAATTACTTTTACAAGGTAAGGAATATCACGAAGATGTTTATAATAAAATGAATCTTCAGTTTATGCAGAAATACGAACGGACAAGAAGTTTTAAAGTAATTAACCATAATGAAATAATTATAAAATCTAAAGTATGAAAACACAATTAGAAATAGAAAATAAATACCAAGTAAATTATTGGTATAAAGTAATAGAAGAAATTGAAAAGCTATGAGAAATTATTTAGGATGCTTATTCTACTTTTTTGTAGGTGGTTTATTTTGGTATTTAGTTATTCACTTTATAATTAAGTATTGGTGAAAACAAGGTTATTTACTCCACAGCAGAAGATTGGACATCGTATTATTAAGCGATGGAGAATCCGTGTTAACATATCAAGAAATTATTATAAGAATTTTGAAGAAGATTAAAAAATAGTTTGTATATTTGTGAATCTGAAATTACAACCACATGAATCAGAAGACTTTTTTATTAACCCCTGAATGCGAAACGCCTCGTGGTTGTGGCTATCGGTTCGGGGGTTATGCTTTAAATAACAACCATGACAAATCCAAAAAAACCATTTGTAAAAATCAATATCGAAGACCTTGATTACGCCAAGGAATTCTTTGATAATGTAGCCGACTATTCAGTTTGGCTTTATGCAGTTACCGAATATTATTGTGGTAATGAAGTTCCAATAAAGAAAAAAATCGTTAATAAATATTTTGATAATTACAAAAAGACGATGAACATCGTTCTTGAAGCAAAGGAAAATGGTAAGAAAGGTGCATTGAAACGTATTGAAAAACAACAAGTTAACATTGATACCCTTGAAGCCCCCCTACAAGACCCCCTTGAAGAGACCCTTGCAGTAAATAATAAAATAGTAAATAATAAAGATAAATATATAAATATACCCGAGTTAAATGAGTTCTTAGATTACGCACGTGAAAAGGTTTCTAATATTGATTTAGCTGCAGTTACTCTTAAATATGAAAGTTGGATAGAGAATGATTGGAGTACGAATGTAAAAGGTAAAGAACATAAAATAAAAAATTGGAAGTCTACGTTATTGAACACCTTGCCTTATTTACCTAAACACGAAATACAACAACAACGAACTATAATCGACTAATTATGTATAAAAAACTAACTGAATTAAACGAAGAACTATTTACACTTAGACACGAAAAGAACGTACGAGGTAAATCGGTTGGATGGGATTGGGATTTACTACCCTATACAATTAAAGAAGGTTGCACAACGTATATCGGTGCTGCTCCTGCAAGTGGTAAAACGGAATTATGGTTTGAGTTTCTTATAAACCTTTCGTGTTTACATAATTGGAATCACGTAGTGTTTTCACCTGAAACGGGAAGCGCAGCAGAAATTTACGCAGAACTTTGTTACAAGTATATCGGTAAACCATACACGGAAGGCGAATATTCAATGACAAACGCTGAACTTGTAAAGGCTCAAATGTTTATTGACGAACATTTCATTGTAATTGACCCAATAGATGAAGATTTAACGCTGCCAAAGTTTTATGAATTAGTAGATGAGATTGAACGTAAACACGAAATAACAATTCACACTACTACGATTGACCCTTGGAATGAACTAACAGAGGAATTTAAACCCGAAGACTTAGGACGAGAAGATAAATATTTAAGTAGGATTTTAGGGATGGCACGAAGAAACGCAAGAAAGACGAACCGGCATAACTGTATTATAAATCACGTTCGTGACCAACCAATGGTACACGCTAAAACGATTGCAGGAACTGAAATAAGTTATTTTCCTATTCCGTCCGCTCGTGACTTTGCAGGCGGTCAAGTATGGTTTAGAAAAGGTTTAAGTGTTTTAATTCCTTGGAGGCCGCCAAAAGATTTATTATTAAGTGATGGAACTGGAGCGCAAGAAAACGAAGTTCATTTAAAAGTAGCAAAGAGCAAACCGAAAGGAGTTTCAAAAAACGGAATTTACAAGTTATATTTAGACACTCAAAAATATCAATACTATATGTTAGATAAATTTGGTAACAAGGTTTACGCTCAACGAAAACACGAACCAACAAAACCTAAACAACTACCTTTAAACGAACCCGATATAGTTAACGGAAAAGAATTACTTTCGTTTAGCGAAAAGTTAAAACAAAACCCTTTTTGATTATGAAAACAATAAACAGTCTTAGTGGTGGTAAAACATCAAGCTATATAGCTGCTAATTACCCAGCTGATTATAATATATTTTCACTTGTAAGAACAAATGACAGAAATTGTTTATTTCCAGATTCAAAGATTCGCCAAATTGTAAGCGATAAAATCGGAAAAGAGTTTATAGGAACACTTGAAGAAGATACCATAATTTACACGATGTTAGATTTAGAGCAGTTTATAGGTCAAAAAATAGATTGGGTAAGTGGTAAAACGTTTGATGAAATAATTAATCGTAATGGTAAAATGTATTTACCGAATGTTACTCAAAGATTTTGCACAACTGAAATGAAATTACAACCTATTTTTAATTGGTGGAAAAGTAATTTTGATGAACCCGTTATAATGCGAATAGGATTTAGAGCGAATGAAATGAGAAGGGCAAAAAATATGGTTGAAAAATCTAATAAAAATGGTTGTTTAGAATTTAAAGATATTGTTGGTCAATCAAAAAATGGGAGGAATAAATGGAAAAATATTGAGTGGCAAAAACCCGAGTTCCCATTAATTAATGATGCTATTTTTAAAGATACTATTGAGAACTATTGGCAAGATAAACCAGTTAGATTTGCTTATATGAATAATTGTGTGGGTTGTTTTCATCGAAATGAAATACTTTTAAAATATATGTCTGAAAAACATCCTAATAAATTTCAATGGTTTTGTGACCAAGAAAATAAAGGGGGTTATGGTTCAAGAACATTTAAAAATGGGATGACATATACGCAAATAAAAAAATGGAAAACACAATTAGAATTATTTGACGATGATTTTAATGAATGCGATTCAGGATATTGTGGAATGTAAATTATAACAGGCAAAAACACGAATAAATGGATGAATTGAATATTATATCAGCCAAAGTAGGAATACAAACTACTTTCTTAAAAGTTAAAATAAGTTTAGAGGAGATAAAGACGAACCACCCAAATAGAAAAGACATAATCGATTCAATGGAAAGAACCTTAGCAGACCTTCAAGAAATAAGTTTAGTTTATGCGACGATGGAAAAAGAATATAGAGCTGCTTTACAATCGTGTTTTCGTTTAGAGCGATTGCTTCAGGAAGAGAAATTTAAGGTTGAAGGCTTAAAAAAAGAATTAGAAATTAAGGGTATAGACTTATAATTATGGAAAAATATAGAATATTAAATTTATACGCTTGTTTAGGCGGCAATCGTTACAAGTGGGATGAGGTTGCAGATAACTTAGAAATAACAGCAGTAGAACTTGACCCTGAAGCAGCACGTTTATACCAAGAGCGTTTCCCAAATGACAAAGTAATAGTTGCAGACGCACACGAATATTTACTTAAAAATTATATGAATTATGATTTTATTTGGAGTTCACCACCTTGCCCAAGTCATTCAAGAGCAAGAAATTATAATACAACTTATGAAGCATTATACCCTGATATGAAATTATATGAAGAAATTATACTTATTGAAACAAGGTTTAAAGGTAAATATTGTATTGAAAATGTTATTCCGTATTATGAGCCTTTGATACACGCACAAAAACGTGGAAGGCATTTATATTGGACAAACTTTAATTTACCAAATGATTTAAATGAAAGAAAAACTCCTGTATTTGGTAATTCAAAAAATGAATTAAAATTACTTTGTGATTTTCATAATTACGATTTTAGAAAATATAAAGGTGAACAATCAGTAGTTAAAATGGCACGTAACTTAGTAGACTATGAAGCAGGAAAAACAATACTTGAAACGGCTTTAAATATTTACAAAAAGACGAATATAAACCAAACATCACTATTTGATTATGAAGTGTAAAAACTGCAAAGAGAAGTTTGAGCCTATCCGCTTTAATCAAAAGTATTGTTTAGAATCTGAGTGCGTTCGTGTTTGGGTAGAATCCGAAAAGGAAAAGGCTTGGAAAAAGACGAAAGCAAAAGCAAAGTTGGATTTAATGACTTTGAGTGATTACCTTAAATTAACCCAACAAGTCTTTAACAAGTGGATAAACCTACGAGATAAGGGTTTACCTTGTATAAGCTGCGATAAATCAATTACAGGACGTGTAAATGCTTCGCATTTTTGGAATGCTAACAACCATTACAACGTTCGATTTAATGAAGATAACGTTCATAGTTCTTGCATTACGTGTAATCAGTTTTTATCTGGGAATCTTCTGGAGTATAGAACGCGACTTATTTCAAAGATAGGTATTGAAAGATTTAACATATTAGAAGCTGAAAGCAAGGAAACACGGAAGTTTACAAAAGACGAACTCAAAGAATTAATTAACATCTATAAGGAAAAGATTAAACAATTATGAAACATAATAGTGATTTCAAATATGACTTAGAAATAGGGTTAAACTATGAAACTAAACTATATGAATTACTGGGTAAGAAGATAGAAGTTAAACGTGACTTTAAATGTTTAGAAACAGGTAACATATTTGTTGAGTATGCAAGCAGGGGTAAGTTATCAGGAATAGCCACAAGCGAAGCCGACTATTATTGTTATTGGTTAAGCGAATATCATTTCATAATGATAGAATCTGAAAAGCTAAAAGCCATTTGTAAAGAATATTTAGGAACGAGCAGGGATGTTTTAGGCGGTGACTCCAATACCAGTAGAGGAATTTTACTACCATTAAAGAAATTTTTTTAATATTTTTTTGTTCTTTGTTGTTATATTAAAAAATATAGTTATATTTGTCAAACAATTAAAATTTATATTATGAAAAATTTATTTAAAAGTTTAGCAGCATTTCAACAAGAAGTGCCAGTAATTCACAAAGGAACGCAAGGATATGGATATTCGTATGCAGACCTTCCTAAAATCTTTGAAGTAATTAACCCGTTATTGCAAAAACACGGATTAGGCTTCACTCAGTTAATTAATGGACAAACAATAGTAACTTGTTTATTCCATTGTGAAAGCGGAGAAAACATTGAAAGTAAAACTGATATTCCACAAGGTGTTCAACTTAAAGGAATGAATGACTTTCAAGTATTAGGGTCTGCAATTACTTATTTAAGACGTTACGCATTATCTTCAATTTTAGGTATTGTAACCGATAAAGACGTTGATGCAGCTGGTGAACAAATTAATAGCAATCATATTTCAATTAAAAAAGAAATAGAAAAGTATAAAAACCCCGAAAAAAACGAAAAGAAACCAATATCTGCGGAGCATTTTCAAAAAGCTATTGTAGCAATTCAAAAAGGAAATTACTCAGTAGAAGAACTAAAAGCAAGGTTTGAGTTAAACGAATTACAAGAAAAAGCAATTTTATTATTATGAAAATAAGATGTTCCCAAATTGGTAAATTAATGACTTCCCCTAAAACAAAAGGGGAGGTCTTATCTAAAACCACAAAAACCTATATCCAAGAACTTGCAATCGAACATAAATACGGAATACGTAAAGAGTTTTGGAGCAGGTACACTGATAAAGGTAACGAAGTAGAAGACGAAGGAATCGAACTTGTTAACGATGTTCTTGACTTAGGCTTCATCTACAAAAATGACGAGAATATAACCAACGATTATTTAACAGGAACTCCCGATGTAAACACGAATGAAATTCTTTTGGATGTAAAATGTTCTTGGGATGCTACAACATTCCCATTCTTTGAAACCGAATGTCCGAACAAAGATTACTACTATCAGTTACAGGGTTATATGTGGCTATCAGGTAAATCAGAAGCGTTACTTTGTTACTGCCTTGTAAATACTCCATTTCAGATTGTAGAAGATGAAGTTAGGCGAGAACATTGGAAGCAAGGGTTAATAGATGAAAGTTTAGACGTAAGAGACTTTGTGCAGAAGAAACATAACTTTGACCATATCCCAAAAGAAAAGCGTGTAAAAGTCTTTAAAATAGCAAAAGACGAAAGCGTAATAGAACAAATTAAAGAACGAATAGAATTAGCACGTGAGTATTATAACAATTTAATAAATGAATTATGAATGAAGATTTAAAAATAATGGGTTACTACAAAAACACGACCCGAGAGCAAGTAGTACAAATCAAAGACTTTAAAAAAGATAAAGTTTGGTACGAAACAATAAGACAATATGAAACAAACCCTATAACGGAGTTTTGTTGTTCGGTTGAAAGATTTAAAAGGTTATATATTAAAACAAAGTAAAAATGGAAAAAAGAGAAAACAGCGGAGCGTTATTTACTAACGACAAAAGAGAAAAGGAAACCCATCCGCATTACAACGGGAAAGCTACGATTAACGGGGTTGATTATTATGTATCTTCTTGGATTAAGGAAGGCAAAAACGGAAAGTTCCAAAGTTTAAGTTTTAAACCCGTTCAGGAACAAACAAAGCCAACAGGCAGACCAAGTTATAACAACAAAGGTTTTGATGATTTTTTAGGTAACTTATGAGAGAGCAAGCAAAGGTTTTAAGCGAAGCAAATGAAGTTACTCGGTCAATGGTTCGTTTTTACCTACAAAAACACGAATTGAGCCTTAACGCTTTTTCAAAGTTAGTAGATATAAGACAACCTAACTTACATAAGTTTATGAATGGTAAAAGCCTTTCGAGTAAATCGATTGAGAAGATAGGTGAGTTTTTTAGTAAATAACTGAGGTTCGGCAAAACCAACAAAAAGGCGAAACGTAAAAAATTTCGCTTTTTTTTGTTTATATAGTTGTTATATTAAAAAGAATAGTTATATTTGTAGACAATTAACAATTAAAAATTAGAAATTATGAAAGATTTAACAAAACATTGTAGCGAGTGTGACGGGTGGGGAACTATTACAATAGAACACAACGGAACTGAAATTCCTTATTTACAAGACATAGTAGATTATGAATGTATGAGTTGCACGGGAACTGGAGTTGAATTAGACCCCGAACTAATTAAAGAGCGTATTGACGAGATTAATGACATGATTGAAGGAATGCAAACACGAATGAGGTTACATTCTGATTTTATTATGACTGCAAAGAAAGGATTATTGCACGAATTAGCAGAAAAATACGTTTATAGATTAGATACTTGTTCAAGAGCCTTAGGACGTTTATTGAATTATAAAAGAAAATTGCATAACTTAGTCGAGTGAAACTAAAAAAAACTGATGAATTAGCCTTCGGTGTCGCTTATAGAAAAAGCGGGGTCGTTGGCTTTTTCTTTTTATATTGGACTTTAGAAATTTACTTATGAGCTGGATAGAACAAGTAGCAAAGCACCATAAGGAATATATAAAGACGATTAAAAGTTTTGGAGAAGATTTTTACGCAGAAGATTTAGTACAAGAAATGTACATTCGTTTTATCAATAAGGATAAACAAAAAGCGGTTATCGTAAACGGCCAAGTTAATAAGTATTATGTTTATTTAACTTTGCGTTCGTTGTTTGTAGACTTCCATAGGCAAAAAAGCAGGGTTCATAAAGTCGGATTAAATGAAATAATGAACTTAGCTTATATTGATACCTTAGAAGAACACGAAGCATTTTGGCAACTTTGCAAAAGAGTAAATGAAGAAACTAAACGCTGGGAATGGTACGATAAAATGTTGTTTGATTTGTATAGGGATAAAAATATGACTATGCGAGAAATGGAAAAGGCAACTAAAATAAGTTTACGTAGTATATTTTGCACGCTCAAGAATTGTAAAGATAGATTAAAAGAAAACGTACACGAAGATTATTTAGACTTTGTGAATGAAGATTATGAATTAATTTGATATTATGAAATTTGTTAAAAACACGAAATATTATACAGGAACTGTTTACGAATGGAATTTACCTACTGGACATACTTGCCCGTTTGCATTAGAATGTTTAGTAAAAGTAAATAGAGAAACGGGTAAATTTGAAAACAAATCAAATGCTTATCGTTGTTATGCTGCCAACCCTGAAAGATTCCCTGCAGTAAGAAACCACCGTTGGAATAATTACGAATATGTTTTAAATGGTAATAAACCAATTTTGCCAAAAGATTGCAAGGCAGTTCGTATTCACGCAAGCGGAGATTTTTTTAACCAGGGTTATTTTGATTTATGGTTAGAAGTTGCAAAAGAAAATCCAAATGTTGAATTTTGGGCTTATACAAAATCATTAAAGTATTGGGTAAATAGAATTAACGATATACCTAATAATTTAGTTTTAACTGCAAGTTACGGAGGACGAAATGACGAATTAATAAACGAGTATGGTTTAAAACATTCAATAGTTACAAAAGAATTAAAAGACGATTTACCAACGGATTATAACGATGATTATGCAAGGCAACCGAATGTAAATTTTTATTTATTAGATAATTTTAAAAAATAAGTTATGGCACGAAAAAGACGAACGAAAGCTGAAATATTAGCAGCACAAAGCGAAGGGTTAGGAGATACAGTAGAAAAGGTTTTAGAAGCAACAGGAATTGCAAAAGTTGCGAAATGGTTATTAGGTGAAGATTGCGGATGCGATGAACGTAAAGCAAAATTAAACCAACTGTTTCCATATAAGAAAGCGTTGTGTTTAGAAGAAAACGAATTTAGTTATTTAGACGAATGGTTTAGCAAAAACACGGACGTTGTAAGACCTATTGAGCAAATAGAATTATTCAAAATTCATTCAAGAGTGTTTCAGGTAAGAAACGAACTAACAAGCTGCCCAACTTGCGTTAAAGAAAGGATAGCAGATTTAAGAAAAGTTTACAACCAATATAAAAGCGATGCCGATACCTCAACCGAATCCTAACGAAGAAAAAAAAGACTTCATTCAACGTTGTATGTCAGATGACAAAATGGTTAGTGAATACCAAAACACCGACCAAAGATTAGCCGTATGTTCAACAACTTACGAAGAAGAAAAAAAGTGAGTTTAATTTTAAAAGGCGATTATTACATAATATTTATGAACCCAACTTTACATAAAAAAGAATGGAACGCAATCCGTTTAATTATGAAAGTAGCCGAAATAAACTACTGTATATTCATCGACAATAATATTAAGCAATTAGAATTACACGCAGTAACAAAAGAAGATTTTAACACATATCAATACAACCCAAACTAAATGAAATTAGTAAAGATAACGGACGTAAAGCCGAACCCAAAGAACCCAAGAATAATAAAAGACGGAAAATTCCAAAAGTTAGTTAAGTCTATACAGGAGTTCCCTGATATGTTAAATAAACGACCTCTAATCGTTTTTACTGATGTAGATAATAAATACGTTGTCTTGGGTGGTAATATGCGCTTAAAAGCTTTAAACGAGCTAAAATTTAAAGAAATACCCGTTATAATAGCAGACGAATGGACTGAAGAACAAAAAGCAGAGTTTTTAATTAAAGATAATGTAGGTTTTGGAGAATGGGACTGGGATAGTTTAGCGAATGAGTGGAACACGGACGAACTAACGGATTGGGGTTTAGATTTACCGATTATAATGGACGAGCCAAGTTATGAAGATTTAATAGGCGAAGAAAAAAATAAGCCTGCTACAATGAAGATAACTTTTACAAGTCCAGAGCAGCTACAAAAAGCCGAAATAGAAATACAAGAACTTTTAGATAGGAATTATTCAGGTTCTTATTTTAGTGTTTCAGCAGGAGAAATATGAGATTAGAAATTGCTTCATATAAAGCTGTTAAATATGCGTGTTTGAATTTTCATTATGCAAAAGCAATTCCTACTTATTCAATAGGTTATTCAGTATTTGAAAATAATATATGGTGCGGAGTTGTTTTGTTTGGAGGAGGTGCTTCAGTTAACATGCCTACAAAGTTTAATTTAAGAAATGGACAATATTTAGAATTAAATAGAATGGCATTAAACGGAAAACAATCTTCAACAAGTAAAGTTTTATCGATAGCAATTAAACTAATTAAAAAAGAATGCCCTACCGTTAGAATGTTATTTAGTTATGCGGATAAAGGACAAGAACATAAAGGAATAATTTACCAAGCTACAAATTGGTATTATATTGAAAATATTGAAAGTAGCGGAACTGAATATTTATTAAACGGAATATGGAAACACGATAGAGGAAGATATAATTGGGGAGTTGACTTTAAGAAATTACCAAAAAGAAAGAAAGCAGGTAAGCATAAATATATTTACCCACTTGACAAAACTTTAATACCTTTGTGTAAGTCCTTAAGTAAACCTTACCCAAAAAATGCGCAAGAAGTTAATAAGGATAAACACGATGCTTCCAGCATTGAAATAGGCGGTTCGAATCCGACCCTTGCGCTCAAATAAAGCACCGATAAAGCACCGATTATGGCAAAAGAAGATAATTTAAAACCTGCGTGGAAAAAAGGAGAAAGCGGAAACCCTGCAGGATATAAGAAAGGGCAAAAGAATAGAAGCACAATAGCACGTTTATGGCTTGAGACAACACAAAAAGCAAAGAACCCAATTACAGGCGAAGAACAAATTTTATCTCAAGAAGATTTAGGAACTTTAGCATTGGTTAAAAAAATGCGAGAAGGTGACGTTTCGGCATATAAACAGTTAATGGATTCAGCTTACGGTGCGCCAGTTCAACAAATAGAACAAACAATAGTAGAACAACCAATATTTCCCGATGTTTCAGCGGACGACTTCGACGAATAAAATACTTAAGTTAAAAAAGCGTGTCCGTATTGTTCAAGGTGGCACAAGTGCTGCGAAAACGTACGGAATTTTAGCCGTGTTAATTGCCCGTGCTTCTGCAGTTCCTGAAATTGAAATAAGCGTTGTAGCTGAATCAATACCACATTTAAGACGAGGGGCTTTAAAAGACTTTATTAAAATAATGAAGTGGATGAATAAATGGCACGAAGCACAATTTAATAAGTCGCTTTTAACATATCAATTTTTAAACGGTTCAAGTTTTGAATTTTTTAGTGCTGACGACTCAAGTAAATTAAGAGGTGCAAGACGTGACGTGCTTTATATAAACGAATGTAATAACATAACCTTTGAAAGTTATAACGAGTTAGCAATACGTACAAAGAAAGCTGTTTATTTAGATTTTAACCCTGCTAACGAATTTTGGGTACATACGGAACTAAAAGACGAACCCGACTCAGAGTTTATAATTCTTACTTACAAAGACAACGAAGCCTTAGACAAATCAATAGTTGAACAAATAGAAAAGAATCGTTTAAAAGCTGAAACGAGTAGCTATTGGGCTAATTGGTGGCGTGTTTATGGATTAGGCGAAATAGGAATGCTCGAGGGTGTTATATTTAGTAACTGGAAACAAATAGACCAGTTACCGAGTAATGCTCGTTTAGTGGGTATTGGTTTAGACTTTGGTTATACGAATGACCCTACTTCTGCAATAGAGATTTACAATTATAACGGAACACGGATATTAAATGAATTAGTTTATCAAACAGGAATGTTAAATAGCGATATAGCTAAAAGACTACCAAAACACGTTGTAGTTTACGCTGATAGTTCCGAACCTAAATCAATAGACGAAATAAGACGCTACGGAATAACAATTAAAGGCGTTACAAAGGGTAAGGACTCAATAAACTACGGAATTGATGTTATGCAACAGCAGGAATATTTAATAACGGCAAACAGCGTTAATTTAATCAAAGAACTTCGGGCTTATTGTTGGGACGTTGACAAAGCAGGAACACGATTGAATAAACCTATTGATAATAATAACCACGCTATTGACGCTTTACGTTACCACGAAATGGAAACTTTAGGTTTAAAAAGAAATTACGGCACATATAATATACGTTAATGACAGATGACACACCGATAATGGCCCAGGAAGTTGAGCATTATGTGTATATTCGAACGGGTAAACGTGTAAAGATAGTTTTTAACGACGCTCAAAGCATAAGAAAGCATTTAATGATGTTAGGCGAAGCGTATGCAGTTGCCGTGTACTACAAGAAACATAATAAAACGTTTAAATAATATGAAGTTAGAATTAATAGTTCCAACAAAACTTAGTGAGATACCTTTAAAGCACTATCAAAAATTTTTAGCTATTGCCAAAAACACGAATGACGAAGTTTTTTTAGCTGAGAAAATGATACAATGTTTTTGCGGTATTGAATTAAAAGACGTGGTTAAAATTCAGTTTAAAGAAATCGAAGTTTTAAGTCAGCATTTTGCTACGATGTTCCAACAAAAAAGCGAATTTAAAAACCGTTTTAAAGTATTAGATACTGAATTTGGGTTTATCCCTAACTTAGAAAATATGAGTTGGGGTGAATATATAGACTTAGAAGCGAATATAAGCGATATAGGAACGTTTCATAAGGCAATGGCTGTTATGTATCGCCCAATAGTAGAAAAACACGGAGACAAGTATAAAATAGAGCCTTACGAAAGTTCTGCTAACTATTCCGAAATAATGGAAAACGTTAGTTTAGATATAGCCTTAGCAGCAAAGGTTTTTTTTTACAATTTAGAGAACGAGTTGTTAGGGGCTACCCTGTCTTATTTGGAGACGGAGATACTGACGAGCAAGGAGATAACAACGACTTTAGCGAACGAACTCAATTTAGCAAACAGTGGGGCTGGTATCAAAGCATATATGCAGCAGCTAAAGGAGACGTCACAAAGTTTGAAGAAGTTACCCGACTTCGACTTACAACAGCACTTACCTTCCTTACTTTCGAAAAGCAAAAAATCGAAATTGAGCAACGTGAATTAAATAGACAATTTAAAAAAGGATTATGAGTTACTACGGAATTTTAAACATTATTAAATCTGAGTTAGAAGCAACTGACTTAGTGAACACGGTTACGCAAGGTGATATTTTTAGAATCGACTTAGCTAAACAAACTATATTCCCGTTGGCTCATATCATTGTAAATAGTGCAACGTTTGAAAGTAATGTTATTCGTTATAATATTTCTATTATTGCAATGGACGTAGTAGATATATCAAAAGACGAAACAACTGACATCTTTGTAGGTAACGATAACGAGCAAGACGTATTGAACACACAAATAACAATGTTAAATCGTGTTTACGAAAAGTTAACTCGTGGCGACTACTTTTTAAATTTAGGAATCATTGACGGCAACCCAACTTGTGAACCATTTATTGAGCGGTTCGAAAATAACTTAGCAGGTTGGACGATGACTTTTGATTATTTGATAGGCAACGAAATGACGGTTTGTGATGGATAACAGGCAAGAAACTTTAGATAGATTTATAAAGCACGTTGTTAGTAAAGCAAAAAAGAATTTAACGACAACTGGAAAGAACGCTTCTAAGAAACTATACGACTCAATTAAAGGCGAAGCAAAAGCCTTTCCTAATTCAATCGGTATTTACTTCGATATGGAAGAATACGGTTATTATCAAGACCAAGGTGTTAAAGGTGCTAACCCAAGTAATGTTTCAAAGAATGCAAAGATACGAGGACAGCAAGCTCCAAACAGCCGTTTTAGATTTGGTTCGGGTTCGCATTCAGGAACTTGGCCTAAGTTTATTAGTAGTTTAGAGAAATGGGCGAAAAGACGGAACATAAGATTAAGAGATGAAAAAGGAAAGTTTAAAAAAGGAAGTTATAAAACAATAGCGAATGTAATTGCTAAAAACATTTACGCACGTGGTTTAAAGCCTTCATTCTTTTTTACTAAACCATTCGAAGCAGCTTTTAAGAACCTACCTGATGACTTAATAGAAAGTTACGGGTTTGAGGTTGAAGATTTATTTAATGACATAATGAACCAAACATTTAGAAAATGATATTTGCACGAAGCCCATATATTGTAACGATAGACGAACTTGCTCAAGAAAGCACACGGTTAGAATTGTTTTTATGGAACGGAACGGGGGCAGCACCTGCAGCACCTACTTATTCACTTAGTAAGAAAATTCCAAGTTCAAACCAAACAGAAACTTATTATAACATTGCTCCTTTCATTCGTGAGTTTTTCGACTTTTCGCAGTCAAGCCCCGTTGTTGCAGGTAGTGATGACTTAACAAATGATTATGCTTATTGTAATGTAGAATGGAAAACATATTACACTTTGGGGGG